AACGAGTAATTACAGATTATAAAAAAGCATCTGTGGCTGAGTCAAAATAGTTTCGTATATTATGGCTACAAAGATTGAAGAAAAAAATATCCTAATCGCTCGGAGAGTACCTCCGGGCGATAAGTGGAGATTAGTTGCAAATGAACCAGATGGTCCTGTACATAAAACTTTAACTGATGCTTTAGAAGCATATATGATTAAAACAGGATTTAAAGGTAGCTATAGATTAGAACCTCTAAAAAGTAGTTTATATGCAATTGATTCTAAAGAAACAGAAGTAACACCTGAACCAGAAAAGAAATATTCATTATATGGCGAGTACGGAGAATAGTTTATTAGTAGAAAAGTATAGACCATCTAACCTAAAAAATTATGTTGGTAATGAGAATATCAAAAAATCTATATCAAAATATTTAGAACAGAATGATATTCAAAACCTTATTTTTTATGGACCTGCTGGAACAGGAAAAACAACTTTGGCCAAACTTATTGTTAAAAACCTTGATTGTGATCATCTTTATATCAACGCCTCTGATGAAAGAGGGATTGAAACTATTAGAGATAAGGTACAAGGGTTTGCTAGTGTGGCTTCGTTTAAACCACTTAAAGTTATCATTTTGGATGAGGCTGATTTTCTTACTATTCAAGCTCAAGCTTCTCTCCGTAATATCATTGAAACGTTTTCGCGCACTACTAGGTTTATAATGACGTGTAATTTTGTAGAGCGCATTATTGATCCTTTACAATCCAGATGTCAAGTACTTAAAATTGTACCTCCAACTAAAAAAGATGTTGCTAAACATTTAAATTGGATATTACAACAAGAGTCTATTGAACATGATATAAAGGATTTAGTACCTTTAGTTAATCAATATTATCCTGATTTACGTAAATGTATTAATACAATACAGTTATCTACTATAGATAATGATTTAAAATTAGATAAATCAATATTAGTATCATCTAATTACATAGATAAAGTAATTAATGCCTTAACAGAGGGGTCTAAACATAACAAAGTAGATTGTTACAATGATATACGTCAAATTATAGCAGATGCCAATATAGATGACTTTGATGAATTATTCAGGTCATTATATGAACGCTCACCAGAATATTTAACAGATAAAGAAGGAACAGCAGCTATTTTAATAAACGAACACCAATATAAAGCAAATTTCCGCATTGACAAGGAAATAAATATAATGTCATTAATTCAACAAATATTAAATAATAAATAACTATGCAACAACAAGTCCAACAACCACCAATTGATTTAAAAAACACAACATCTATCGAAAATTTTGATGGGGGTGTTTTATTTACACAAGGAGTATTATTAAGAACAGTATCTAAATTTGTAATGGGTACAGATGAAGATGCACTTTTACCTATTCCTGTATTTTATGATGCAACAAGTAAAAAATACTAGAATCATCTATTCCAAAAGAATTAAGAGAAGAATATAAAGATCATATCCTTTAATGAATTCTATCTTTGATTGGTTAAAAGCTATTAATACTACCAAACCCCCAGTTGAATCTTTTACAGATAAAGATTGGGAGGTTTGGAATAGTTATATGGTTCATAGGTTTATATCTATGAATCCTGACTATATTGAAGTGGTTAATTATGTACAAGATTTTCCTCCTCAAGAAAAAAGAATGATATATTCTATTTATAAAGAATTTATTCCTAAAAATAATAAATGGAGTAAATATATTAAATCTAAGGTAAAACAACCAAATAAAGATTTAGTAGACCATATTAAAAATTATTTTGAATGTTCTAATAAAGAATCAAAAGAATATATAAATATGTTGGCTCCCGTAGAAATAAATCGTATATTATCGAGTAGAGGATTAAATAAAAAAGAAATAAAACCCTTATTAAAATGAGCAAATTAGTAGATATGTTAAAAACATCTGCACAAGCAGATAAAGCAAAAGCCTTATTATCACTTGAATTATTAGGTAATAAAGCAGTTGGTATTGGAGACCATTCAACAGGAGACTTCTATAAGAATGCTGAAGAAGCACTTATTATGTTAGTAGATGCCGATGATAGAATAGCAACATTAGATAAATATTTTAATACTAAAGGATTACTAAATGGGTAGTTCAATATCGAAATATTTTGAGAAAAACCCAAGCCATTTTGGCATTGACGCACAATCAGAAATAAGAAAGGAATTAGAAAAAGTTATGAGCGATAGAGAAATTATGGATGCTAAATCAGGTGTTTCATCAAAATTAACCGTTAAAGTATTTGAAAAAGAATACCCTGAATTATCTAAAGAATTTAAACAAATTCAAAAAGAAATGTATGAAATGTTTGCAGCTAAACATATGGATTATGGGCTGAATAACATTGCTTTAGGTGGAGATATCGTCAATAATAGCGATGATAAAAAATTTTCATTAACTGGGTTAGCCATTAGACTAACTGATAAAATATCACGTTTAAGAAATTTGATGGTTAATGGTAGAAATTATGTTAAAGGTGAAGGTATGGAAGATACTTTTATAGATATAGCCAATTATGGCATCATTGGGCTCTTAGTTGGGCGTAACAAATGGAAAAAATAGTTTGGCGAAAAAATTACCTAAAATAGTAAAGGAAATAAGGAATAATCCTCCCTCACCTGTTAATTATGCATATCAAAAGAATATTTCATATTCTCAGATGTCTATATTTAGAGGGTGCCCTTATAGATGGAAACTTCAGTATAAAGATAAAATTAAACGATTTACATCTTCTATACATACTGTTTTTGGAACAGCTGTCCATGAAACAATGCAACATTATTTAGACGTAGCATATGAAAAATCTTTTGCAGCTGCTGATAGGGATATTAACATAGAAGAATATTTTCAAGAAGCATACATAAGTGAATACCAAAAACAATATAAGTCAAATAATTCAGAACATTTCTCAGATGCCCCAGAAATGAGAGAATTTTTTGAAGATGGAGTTGCTATTTTAGAATGGTTTAAGAAAAAACGTAGTAGATATTTTAGTAAAAAGGGCACATATTTAGTAGGTTGTGAAATACCTATTGTAGTTGCACCAAATAAAATGTTAAATAACGTATTATATATGGGGTATCTTGATGTTGTTACATATCATGAAGAAACAGAGACATTTAAAATAATCGACATAAAGACAAGTACTAATGGTTGGAATGACTATGCTAAAAAAGATGAAAATAAACAATTCCAATTATTATTATATAAACAATACTTTTCAGAACAATATGGGATACCTTTAGATAAGATTGAAATTGAATTTTTTATTCTTAAAAGAAAAGTATTAGATCCTGATGATGAAAAGCTTATGTCACCCTACCAATCTTATAGAGTACAACAGTTTATACCACCAAGTGGTAAAATTAAACTATCAAGAGCAAAAAACGCTATTAATAATTTTATTAATGAATGTTTTAACTCAAGTGGAAAGATAAAAGAAGCAGATTATCCAAAATCCCCATCTAAATGGAATTGTAATTTCTGCCCTTATAGTAAAGATAAAGAATTATGTGGAGCAGGTGAACATTTTTCATAGATTCCCACATACGTATATATAAATAATGTTTTAATAAATAAAGACTATGAGTAATCCAAAAAAAATGACACTAACTAGTGTTAAAGTCAAAAGTGATCTATTCGAGAATTTTAAAATTGAATGTGTAAAACGTAAATTTTCATTCCAAAAACTTGCTGATCGGGCTTTGTTTTTGTACCTTACAGATGAGAATTTCCGTAAACAAGTTACTAATCAAATTAATCTCGAAATAAAAGAAAATGAATAAAGACTTTAAGTATATCCCCAAGGATAAAAGAAAAAAAATACTTTTAATATGTGATGATATTAGAGTGCCTTCTGGTGTAGCTACAGTAGCAAAAGAAATTGTAACACATACATCCCAACATTTTAATTGGGTACAAATGGCAGGAGCAATCACCCACCCAGAAAAAGGTAAAAGATTAGATTTATCTGACAGTGTTAATAAAGCATCGGGGTTAAAAGATTCTTCTGTTACCTTATATCCTACTAATGGGTATGGAGATACACAAACAATACGAGAAATAATAAAAATAGAAAAACCAGATGCCTTATTTTTATTTACTGACCCAAGATATTTTATGTATATTTGGAATATGGAACAAGAAATTAGAAAAAGTATCCCAATTTCTTACTTAAATATTTGGGATGATTATCCTGCTCCAATGTATAATAGACCATATTACGAAGCATGTGATTTATTAATGGGAATATCTAAACAAACTGTTAATATTAATAAATTAGTATTAAAAGGTTATGAAGGTGACAAGATATTTAGGTATATACCTCATGGAAAAGATGTTAATAGTTTCTTTCCTATTAAGGGTGATAGTGATTTAGATTATAATAATTTTAAATTATCTTTATTTGGGGATAAAAAACCTAAATTTACTTTATTTTTTAACTCTAGAAATATTAAAAGAAAACAAACTCCGGATGCTATGTTAGCTTTTAGGGCATTTTTAGATTCTTTACCAAAAGAAGAAGCTAAAGAATGTTATATGGTTTTAAAAACAGAAAAAGTAACAGATGCTGGGACTGATTTACTTAAAGTAAAAGAATATCTTTTTGAAGAAGAATATAAAAATAATATAATTTTTATAGACCAAAGATTATCAGAACAACAGTTAAATTGGTTATATAATATAGCAGATGCCCATATTTTACTTACTTCTAATGAAGGTTGGGGATTAGCAAATACAGAAGCAATGTTAGCAGGTACACCAATTATAGCTAATGTTACTGGAGGAATGCAGGATCAAATGAGATTTGTAGATGAAAAGGGAGAATGGTTTATACCTAGCGCTGATATACCTTCTAATCATAGGGGTACCTATAAAAAACACGGTGAATGGGCATTTCCAGTTTACCCAACTAGTAGATCACTTCAAGGTTCCCCTCAAACACCTTATATTTTTGATGATAGATGTAGATGGGAAGATGCTATGGAAAGAATAAAAGAATGTTACAACTTAGGTAGAAAAGAATTAAAACAAAGGGGATTAAAAGGGAGAGAATGGGCTTTAAGTAAAGAAGCTGGGTTTAATTCTAAACATCAAGCAGAAAAAGTTATTGATGCCCTGGATACATTATTTGATACTTGGAAACCAAGAGAAAAATACGAAATAATTAATACTAATGATTATAAAGGTAAATTTTTAAACCATAAAATTATATACTAATGAGTAAACCAAGATTTGTAATATCATCACCCTTTGATTCTTACTCCGGATATGGAGCTCATTCTAGAGATAAAATCAAAGCAATAATAGAATTAAATAAATATGAAGTCCAACTTTTACCTCAAAAATGGGGAGAAACCTCATGGGGTTTTTGTAAAGACCACCCTGAATGGGCCTTCTTGTTAGATTATATAGTACCACAAGATTGGCAAAAGACCCAACCTGAAATTTGGGCTCAAATCACTATACCAAATGAGTTTCAACCTATTGGAAAATATAATATTGGTATAACTGCAGGAATTGAATCTACTGCTTGTAAACCTGAATGGATTGAGGGATTAAATAGAATGGATATGAATTGGGTTTCTTCTAAATTTGCTAAGGATACTTTTGAGAGAATGATTTATGAAAAAAAGGATCAAAGAACAGGTCAAGTTGTTGGGATTGTAAAATTAGAAAAACCTATTGAAGTTATATTTGAAGGAGCAAACCTAACTACCTACAAATCTCTTAAACAATCAGAAATTAAAACTATTGATTTAAAAGATATTAAAGAAGAATTTTGTTATTTATTTGTTGGTCATTGGATGAACGGAGCACATGGTCATGATAGGAAAAATGTAGGAGTATTAGTGGAATCATTTTATAATGCTTTTAAAAACAAAATAGGCAAAAAACCCGCCTTAATATTAAAATCTTCAGTAGGTGTTTCTTCTTATATAAGTAGAGATATAATACTTGATAAAATTAAAGAAATTAGAGATTCCCATTTAGTAAATTCTTCTAACCTCCCTAACGTTTATTTATTAAATGGTGAGTTTGATGATTCCGAAATAAATGAACTATACAACCATTCTAAAGTTAAAGCTATGGTTAGCTTTACTAAAGGAGAAGGATTTGGTCGTCCCTTACTGGAATTTGGGTTAACTGGTAAACCAATTATTGCTTCTGGGTGGAGTGGTCATATTGATTTTTTACATTCTGAATATAACGTATTATTATCTGGGAAACTAGAAAATGTACATCCATCATCAGTTAACAATTGGTTAATCCCGGAATCACAATGGTTTCAAGTAAATTCAAAACATGGTATTAGTGCTTTAAAAGAAGTTTATAAAAGTTATAAGCAGTACCTACAAAGGTCTAAAAAACAAAAACAATATGTTAAAACTAATTTTAGTTGGGAAAAAATGAAGGAATTAGTAGAAAAGGTTCTAGATAAAAATGTTCCTGAATTTCCTAAACAAGTTGAGCTAAAATTACCTAAACTACAATTACCTAAACTTAAAAAAATAAAATAAAATGAATTCAGATACTATTATAGATTGCCCCAAATCAGGAGGAGACCTCTGTTATAAAACAGAAATAAATAAAGATATAACTAATTTTCTTAGTTTATCTTGTGGGTTTTGGACTAATACCCTAATGAAAAAAGATTCAGAATTTTATATTGAGCAAATTAGTACTTTACCAGAAATATATAAAGACATATCTTGGGAAGATCCAGAAACTCAATTAATTTGGATTCCAAATACTATTAATATTCAAGATAAAGGAATGGTGTTTGCTAATGGATCTAATGCAGAAGAATGGAATTGGTCAGCAGTAAAAGCTATACCTTTAGAAAAGGAAGATAAAGCTAAAGTAGAAGGACAAACACATAAAATGGATATGTCTACAATAAAACTATTCAAAGAACGTGATTATATAGATGCTCTTTCGTATATTGGGGTATTACCAGAATAAGATATGAAAATACTAGTTACAGGGGGAGTTGGTTTTATAGGTACAGCTTTAATTAAAAAGTTACTAAATGAGGGATATAATGTTCATTCATTAGATAACTATGAAGTTGGGTTAAAAGAAAATGAAGTTGAGGGTTGTAATTACCATGTAGGGGATATTGAGAATATTCACCTTATGGATAAAGACTTTGACTTAATATTTCATTTAGCTGCATTATCTAGAATTCAACCCTCATTTAACAACCCAACAGAAACCTTTAGAGTTAATACTATTGGTACTCAAGATGTATGTGAATTCGCTAGATTATCGGGAGCTAAAGTTATATATGCCGGTTCCTCTTCTAGGTGGCATAACCCATACCAATCACCTTACGCTGCGTGTAAATACATGGGAGAAGAAGCATGTAAAATGTATAAAAAAACCTATGGAATGGACATTGAAATAGTTAGATTTTATAATGTTTATGGTCCTGGTGAAATAGTAGATGGGGATTGGGCCGCAGTTATAG